GTTGTGCCGGGGACTTGCTCCACGACATACGCCAGCCGCACCCTGTCGGCGCTTGCTATCGCCATATTTGATTACCTCCTTGTGCTAAATTAAAACGTCCCGCCGGAATGGAATGGAGACGTTTATCTGATGCCAGCCGTCGGCCAGCGAAGTATTGAGAATTTGCGCGGTCGCCGGTGAGAACCGGATTCCGCCGATTCCCTTTCCTTGGAAAATCGCCGCTGCTGCATCTGCATAGTCGCGTGCGGTCGATTCTCCGGAGAGAAGTGGGACAAAAATCTGAATCACCACCACACCGACGTACCCGGCGATATTGCTTCCCGGAGATCCGATGGAGCGCCACGCGCCTTCTCCGTCGAGGACGTTGAACCGCACCCACGGCCCGGACGGCGGCGTAAAATTGACGTTCGGCCATGCTATCGGCGTTTTCGCCTCGTACACCGCAGGAGGTCCGGCGCTTTTCAGCGTCTTCCAGCCGGTAGAAAACGCGCCCGCAAGAGCTTCGAAGGTTGATTTACTGTTCATTGAAATGTGCCTCTATCTCCGCGACGGAAACTTCAGCCACGCCGAGAGGGGCCTGCATGGAACGTCCGTGCTCAAGCGCCGCCGCGTAGGGAAGATTGTTGGAGATGTGGATTTGCTTGAGGGCGCGGTATGCCGTGAGAACTATCGAACCTCTCATCATGGCGTCGTTTACCGTGCTGTTGGTTGTCGTCTCGTCCGCGCCGCCGATGCCGACCATCCAGTTAGCTCGAAAGCGCCCCGTGTCGACCGGGCTTTTCATAGTCACCTTTTTGAGCAGTTCGAGCGCGATTTTGCGGATGAACTGCGGCGCCTGTTCTTTCTCAAGAGACGTTCCCCAGCGCGTCAGGTCGATTGAAAACTGCTTCGCGTTCGCCACGTCCTCACCTTCTCAGCTGGAGGTCGTAGTACAACACCTCGCCGCCCGGCTGATACGGCTCCGAACGCACCACCCGGTACCGCTCCGTTTTCACGTCGATAAAATCACCGGCGACCGGCGCGGATTCGATATCCGCCGCGAGTATGAGCTTCACGTCTCCGGCTTGAATCGTCGTTCCGTCCACCAGGTGCGCGGCGTAGGAGAGCAAAAGCCCTTTGCCCTGATAGCTCGCTTCCGTCTGCGCGGGAGGGTCCCATGCGTTCGCTGGTGTTCCCTGAGTAACGCGAACCAAGGCGACCGCAGCCCCGAATTTTCTCAGTGCCGTAGTCGCCTTGTCCGCTTTCGCCTGCCAGTTCATCTTACGCTCAGCTCGATCTCGAAACGATCCCCGCCTGCGAGGTTCCCGCCAGCCGGTACCGTTATGTCGGCTCCGGTAGTGTTGCCGGATTCCGCAAGTTCAACCGTTTCAAACGCCGTCGGAGGCGCGGCGTCCCATGTCACATCGCCCGCGAAGGTCAACGCCGCGAGGAATGCGTCAATCGGCGTATCCGTGAGCGCCTGTATCGCCGCCTCGATCGTCGCGGCGGCGTTCTTGCTCGCGGTCGTCTTCGCGAGGAGTATTTGCAGCTCTCCCGCTTCCGTGACGGATACGTCGAGGTCGTCGGAGTCGTTGACGCCCCAAATCACCGAAGAAACGAAATTACCTCCAGCTCCGCCTATCCCCGCCGTGATCGTAACGGCACCGAGAGCGGTTTCAGATTCGTCCGCGAACTCGTAGACCGCCACGGCCTTCGTTGCCGCAGGACGCGCCGCCGCATACCCTGCGCTCTCTGCAACGGTCAGCGTCGTGACGTCGATATCGCTTATGGTCGCCGCTCGGATCAACGCTTGGATCGCCGCTGCACTGTTTTTTGAGGACGTATCCGACGCGAGTTTGATTGTCGTGTGCGCGCCAGAGACGGCAAGCTCCAAATCGTCCTTTTGATTCGTCTCGAAGGAGAAGGAAAGCTCGTTTCCGATCATTCCCTTGGCTCCGCTTGTGACCGTGAGCGTCTTGCCTGTTCCGAACGTGAATACCCTGGCAGCGGCGACCGCACCCTGATTGACCGGCGTAGCCGCCACTCCCGAACGAATTCGCGCCCATTGGAACGGCGCTATGTGCTCCGCTATGCCAGCCAGCGAAATGGCGGTATTTGCCGTGACGGTCGAAGTCGCCTCCGTCACCGCGGTGCCGTTGTACCCGTAGAGATCGCGGAACGTCACGCGGTCGTGCGATACCTGAAACGTCATGTCCGCCGCGCTCCACCCTGTCGGGACGAGGACACCTATTTTCTCCCCGCTCACCGCGAACGGCTCCGTGAGCGCCCCTCTGAATGCAAGCTTCATTTCATCACTCCCTTCATGCCCTCACCAGCCGCAGACCGCCGCCGGAGAGGCACGGGCGAAGCAGTCCCTCAATCATGTCGTACCGCGTTCCCGCAGGCGCCCCCGCCGCATAGGTGGTCGAAATGGGACCGATGGTCTCCTGTATGACCTGGCCGCCCCGCTCCATGTCCGGCATGAGGTCGGTCCCCTGGAAGGCTCTCAACGCCGCCTCGCATGTCGCGTATTTCACAGCGTCAGGAACGCCCTCGATAACGAATCCGTCTTCGTCTACAGCGTCCCAGCGAGGCCACATGAGCGCTTGAGACGCGCCCTGCCGCCGACCTCTGAAACGCCCGTTGTACTTCCGGTCTATGAACGCAGTGCCTTTGCGGATCGCCGTTTCACGCGCCGCTATGTTGTCGGCGTCTTCGTCGTCCACCACCCACGCGGTGTTACCCATGTTCGCGTGGTACTCGTCGCAGTCTTCCAGCGAAATGTAAGCGTCAGCGTTTGACTTGCTGCTTCCGTCCTCCACTACGAGGGCCATCCTGTTTCACCTCCTCAGGAGGTTCCGCTTCTTCTGCAACAGGGACAGGCTCCGTGTACAGTTCGTGCTTCTTCGCGTCGAACTCTCCACGTGCGAGCAGCGCCCAACCGCCTTTGAATTTGATTTTTACGTAGTCCATTCCATCACCGCCTCAATGCAAAAAAAGAGGGGGCGTGAGCCCCCTCGCTTACTGCACCGCCCGAACAGCGAGGTTCGGATTTAGGACCGCGACACCCCAGAGAGCATCCAGCGAAACCTTAACCGTGGATGTGTTGCCCTCGTACCAGAGACGGCTACGGATGGAGAGGTTTGTCACCGGGTCGGCAACGGTGGCGATCTGTGCCCCGAGCCGTCCGCCCATGTCGCTCAGCGGAGCCATGGCGAGCGCGAAGGCGTGACGGTGGAACGCGAGGCACTGGTTCTTCGTCGCTCCCGTCCCGGAAGGAAGAATCACCGTTACAAGAGCGTCGGCGAGGTTTTTCTTGGCAAGCGCCGGGTAGATTGCTACGGTTGTGGCGTTGGAGATTGTGTAATCGGCTGTGACAACGTACTGCTGGGCGTCTCCCGTGATCTTGATAATGTCGCCGATCTTGAGCGTCTGGTCGTTTGTCAGCGACTTGATGACGATGGACGTGGCCCCCTTGTCGGCGTCGGCGTTGAGTGCCCCGGCGGTGTCCGCCATTGTCCCGGACGTGTGTGCCGGCGTGTTCTGGTTGGCGAAGAACTCAAACCCGTAGCGCGTCCCGAGAGAGCCGCGAAGCTGGGTATCGACGCCCACCTGACCGGCCCCGTCAGCAGTAGCGAACGCGGACAGCGCGAGAAGCCCGGCCTCGACGCTGCCATCGACCATGAAGTGAAGATCGTTCATCGGAACCTTGTTGTTGAAAAGCGCCTTGCGCACACCGGTAATGTCCGCTACTACGGGAGTGGAGCTGATGGCCTCCTTCCAGGGGATTTTCTTGTACAGACCGACAAGGCTCAAATCGATGGCGTCAGCGAGCGCATAGGCTGCCGGGGTGATGTGGTCGGTGATGATTTTTTCCTTGGTGAAAGAGAGTTCCTTGTCTGTCAGACCGAACTTTACTTCCTTCCACGTGTCGAGCGTGATGCTCACATTCTCCGGCGTAAGTTCCTGTGTCGTTCCTCCGGTGCTGGTATTGACGTTCGTGGCTTCGAAGACCGAGGGGCGCGTGATGTTAATGACGCTGCCCTTCTGCTGAGGGTTCGGGTCGTATCCGCGATAAACGCGCCCCGCCATGCCGAGAGCTTTGTTGAGCGCGATGAGCGCTTCCTGTGCGTAGAAAATCGGATCGTAGTTGCCGAGTGTATTACTCATTGAGTGTTACCTCCTGTTTTTTTTGTGTGTGGTTACTCCGTTGCTATCTGGAGTTCCTGCCCCGCTTTTGCAGCCGCTTCCCGAGCGGCGCGGTACTTCATGGGATCCTTCGCGTCCTCGCGGGAGAGGATGAAAGAGCCAGGGCGCACGTTTCCCCTGTTCGCCGGTGTTCCGCTCCCGGTAGTTCCGGTGCCCTCGAAGGCACGGCTGAAGACCTCCGATTCGCGCATTTCCGAGACGAAATCCTTGATTCCGAGAAATTCACCCTTGGCGTTCATTCGCGGGGATCCGTCCGGACCGACGACGCGGACCTGATACTTGCCGTCCTCTTCAATGACCTTGACTGCGCTCTTCACGTGCGGGAGGAGCAGTTGCGGGATTCCCTTCGCCGCCGCTATCGCTTCCGTAGCAGCCGCGTCCACGAGGTACGATTCCAGAGTGCCCTTCATCTGCTGGACGGCCTCGTCGCGGGCGGCGAGTTCCTTTTTGTGACTTTCGAGGAGTTGAGCTTTGAGCTTTTCCCACTCCCCTTTCTGCTCCAACTTGCTTTTCTCCAACTCCTCTTGAGCCTTGACCAACTCCGCAATCTCCTCAGGGCTCTTCCCGAGTCCCTGATACTGTCGCGCTAATTTCTCCAGCTCCCGGGCCGTCTTACGTTCCTTCTCTAGAGCAGACTTGAGCCCGCTCGTGTCCTCGATTCCGTCGACAGAAAGGACAAACGCGCCGTTATTCTCCTCATAGAACTCCCGGATTCCCTCCGGCAGCCCCGCCAATTCCTCCGCAGAAATCCGCAATTTCAACGCCATGAGAAATCACCCTCCCGGTGAACAAAAAACCCGAAGCATCTCGCTCCGGGCAACAAAAAAAACCGCCTCAAAAAACAGGCGGCTCCGTATCCCTGATTCGCTGTTCCGCTATTTTGAAATACCCCTCGTCAAGTTCTATCCCGATGAAGTCCCGTTTCGTTTTCACGCACGCCACGCCGGTAGTGCC